CGCTGATGACCTTCCAGCCGTCGCCCCAGCTGCGCGTGAGGCTGCGAACGCCGTTACTGGCGTTGCCCTCAATCGTCTGAAAGGTGCCGTCCTTGTTCAATGCGTTGACGAACCCAACGTGCAGGCCGTCGATGATGAACAGGTCCCCGGGCTTGGTGTTCTTGCTGAACGATCCGTACCAGCCCTTGGCCCGGGCCTTGCTGACCATCACGGCGGTCGATGGGCTCATGATGGTCTTCGCAGCGTTGCGGTACTTGGCGTCAGCTTCGCTTTGAGCCACGCAGAACGCAACGAACATTGCGCACCAGGGCTGCCCGCCATCGGGCCAACCCCACGGCGCTTGGCACTCGTTGACAATGGGGTCGCCGCTTCGGTTGGGCGGTCCTTCCATTGCGCCAAGGTAGTGCGATGCCTTGCGAAGCGTGTATTGGCCGTTACTGATCACGGTCCCCCCTAGGTGTTGTTCACGATGCCGACGACGATGCCGGTGAGTGCGCCGCCGGCCAGAAGCCACACGACGCGGCTGGTGGCCGCTGCGCCCTGCAGTCGAGCCCGCCAGATTTCAAGGTCGAACACGCGCCCCTCGAGCTTCCCCAGGCGGCGGTTGGTTTCCCGCTGCAGGTCCACGACCTTTGAGAGCTCGTCCCTGAGCTCACGGATGTCGGCCCGAATGGTGTGCGTGTCCTCGGGGCTCATAACTTAGGACACCTGCCCGATCCATGCGACCACGGCGCGGTTGTTCAGGGCGCTGCGACTGCTGCCGCCGTTTATCTCGTACGTCGTCCCGCCCTCATGCTCGACGGCGAACGTGAAATAGTCAGTGGCGGCGGTTGTCACGACGATTGCCGACACGGCATAGATACACGCCCCAGTCGTTAGCGCACGGAAGTACGCTTGTGTGATGCTCGTGCCGTTCAGTTTGATTACAGGTGCGCCGATAGTCAGCGATGTTCCGCTTGCCTGGATTGTTCGCCCTGAGAAATAGACGCTGTAGATGCCAACCGTAGGGGTGAATACCTTTGTGGGGTCACCAATCGCCCACATGTCGTCCGTGTCGTGTTCTTGCGCGGCCCATGAGATAGCCGCCCCTGTCGTGTACGGGTTGACGTTTCCCGACAGTCGGACCTCACACGAAGGCGGCACGCGGTAGTTGTTTACGTTGGTCCCAATGGCGTTCATCTGGGCGGCGGTCAGGATCTGGCCACTGGTGAACGTGCTGATGGTGTTGTAAGTCTTGGGCATCTACCTCTCCTTAGAACGCCAAAAGGTTGTTGTCTAGAGCGCCGAAAATGGCGTTGTCCAGAGTCAGATAAGCGTTGCTGTCCGCGCTCTCAAAGGTGAACCGTATAACGTGACTTGCTGGGGTTATCTGATGCTCGACGCCGGAAGTGATGAGGTTTTGGGTCGTGCTTGCAGGCGTGCCCGCGCTAAAGGATTTCTTGACGCTGACAATATCGGTGATATCGGTGCTGAGAACGCTGGCCTGATTTGTCGATGAAAGCGCCGCGAGCTGGATCGAAACGCCGGTAAACCTCACCTGCGGATCTTTGTATTTCCCCAAGACGTACTGACCCAAGCTGGCGACCTCAGTCGTGGTGCTGTTGAGCAGATCAAGCTTGGAATACTGCTGCGCCTGGTAAAGCGCGATTGACGTTGCATCGGAAGCGATCTGCACGGCGCCGGCGGGCGATTGGGTCTGGACGTAGTTGTAAAGCAGCTCATCCGTGTAGCTGTTGAGCAACGTCTGGTATTCGACGTTCGTACCGTCGTCGCTGAATTGGATGGTGGGCGTCGCGTTCAGCGCCGATGCGCGGCCCTTGAACGTCAACGTGCCGTCTGCGGCCATGAACAGGAAACCCTGCTCTGAGGCTGTCACCAGCTGCAGGTACTGCAGCACGTTCTGGCCGGCTGAGACTGCATAGGCCCCAAGCGTCGAGCTCCCGGCGTCAACAGAGCGCGGCCCCTGATACCTGATTTCCGACCGGTCAAGCACGGCGTTTACCCTGGCGCCGCTTAGCTGCGCCGATGGCGTAAAAGCGTTGAGCGCCTGATTGGCCAGCACGGTAAAGGCATCCGAGCAGCTGGCGGTGATTTCCTGATCCTCGGCGGCGATTCCGTATTCAAGGTCCCAGTCGCCCACCAGCCCGCAAAATATTTCGACGCCCCCGGCGTAAATCTCAATGGGATTGCGCGGCCCGACGAATGGATAGTAGGGCGAGCTCGCGTTGAGCGGATCGAGGATGCGCGTCGGATCGCGGAACCTCACGGACGCTGTTCCGGCGTTAAATTGCTCCATTTCCCGGTTGCGACCGCGCTTGATGCCGATGCTGGTCACCATGCTCGTCAGATCGACAAATTGCATGCCGCCCAGAGTGCCGGTGTTGAGCAGGCCAAAGGTGGCGCTGTCGAGCTGGAACGGATTGCCGAAACCCGTTGTCGTTTCAAAGCCAACCAGCACTTGAATGGTCGGGGTGTGGCTCATGCCGCTGCGAACGCCGGCCCCGAGCGCCGCTGCGCCCTCTGAATGGCCTCAATGATCTGCTGCCCAACCTGGTCGGGCGTGGACACAAGCCCGGCTTCGATGTTGATGGTGATGTTGCCGAACTCGCGGGACCCGTTAAGCGGGACGACCGCTTCTGGCCCGGCCTCACCAATCAGGGCCAACGTGGGCTGGGTGACGATTCCGCCCCTGGCCAGCTTCGGAATCTCGGGAATCCTTCCTACCGGGTCGCCCCCAGGGATGATCGCGTTGATGACGCTTGATGCCCCGTTCAGCCCACGAATGGCAGCATTCACGACCTTGATAGCGCCGTTGATAATTGACTTCAGCGCAGTCACCAAACCACTGGCAACGGCCTTAGCGCCTGACACGATCTTGTCGATGATGTAGTCGCCAATTCCTGACAGCGTATCGCCGACGTTTTCGGAAACCAGCGTTTTCAAGGCGCTTGCAAACCCGCTGATTTTGTCCCAGATAGCGCCGGCCAGTCCCGTCACGCCGTTCTTGATCCACTGGATCACTGCGCCGCCGATGGTGCCGAGCCCGTCAACCCAGTCGTTTGCGAGCGTCAGGAGTGCGCCTGGCATGCCCTTGATTACGTCCCAGACCTTCGTGGCAAGCCCCACGACGCCATCAGCGATGCCGCTGACGATTGCCTTGCCGATGTCTAGCGCGGCGGTGGCGATCTTGAGCGGGAAAGCGACAAGCGAGTTTTGAATGCCGTCCAGCACGCCACTCACGACCGTCTTGAGCCCATCCCATGCGCCGCTGAAGTCACCCTTGATGAGTGCGCTGATCGTGTCGATGACGCCCTCGATGATCTTGAAAGCGGCTTCTGCCGGCCCCTTGAGGTAGTCGACGACGACCTCCACGGCCTTCTGCACGGCTTCCCATGCCCCGGTCACGATGTTGCGAAAAGTCTCGGACTTCTTGTAGAGCGCAATCAGGCCGATGGTGAGCCCGGCCACGGCAACCACGATCGCTCCGATGATCAGAGCAACAGGGTTAGCGGAAAGGATCATCATGGCCACGTTGAGTCCGATGATGCCGGCGGCGACCACGCCAATGGCTGCGGCAATGGCGAGGAACACGTTTGGGTTCTCCTGCGCCCACTTCGCAAACTTCTGCAGCACCGGCAGGATCTTCTCAACCGCCGGCAGGAGCGCAGCTCCCACGCTCTCCTTGGTTTCGTCCAGGGCGATCCCCAGACCCTTGAAGCGCCCGGCAGCGGTGTCTGCAGACGCAGCTGCATCGCCCTTGAAGGTCTTACTGAGTACGGCAATGGCTTCCTCAGCCGTCGCGCCGTTCTTGATGAGCTCCTTCATGCGCGGATCAAGAGCGTTCAAGCCCCTGAGGTTTCCCGCATACGCTTTGCTCAAAGCCTCTGAAACCTGAGCAAGCGGCTTCCCAGTGCCGGCGGCTACGTCGAGGGCAAGGCCAAGCCCCTGCTGAGCCTTCTCCAGATCACCAGTACCCCGGGCCAACGTCGCAAGCGCGGGCCGGAGCTCATCGTCAGAAACGGCGGCGGCCTGCGAAGTCTGGGTGATGAAGTCCTCAACGGCCTTGACCTGAGTGTTAGTGGCCTTCGTTGAGGTCGCCAGCGTGCGGGCCAGCTGCTCCTGGGCTGCCTGATCCTGAATAGCGGCCTTGGTCGCGTCAAACGCTGCGGCGCCAAGCGCGGCGAGTGCGATGCCGGCGGGCACTGCGGCCTTCTTGATGGCAAACCCAGCCTTGGCGCCCACGCCATCAAGCCGCTCAAATTGCTTGATGCCCCGGTCAAGCCCTCGACCGTCGAAGTCGGTCAGGATGGGAATGGTGATCGCCACTAGCCCACCATCCCCTGCACGGTCTTTTCGGCCTGCCGAACAATCTCGTCAATGCCCTGGGCGATCTTTGGCGCGTGCTTCTCAGCGGTGGGCCACAGCACTTTGGAGTGCCGAGCCCTGATGTTGGTGCCGAGCGGCTTCGAATCGCTCACGGTCTCAAAGACCACAGCCGCCGGCGTGCCCTGAGACACATACAAGACCGAGTTCTTATCCCGGCGCGTCGAGGTCTTGACCTTGACCCCGCTACGGACCTTCCCAACCTGCCAGGGGAAAATGCTGAATGCCTTTGGAGTCCATGCCCGGCGCATGCCCGACAGCGGCAGCTGGGGATACAAGCCCTTGGCCTCAGCAACCATTGGAGCAACCACAGCTTTGGCTGCGCGGTTGAACTCCTTGCGGAACTCGGGATCAACCTGTCGCAGCGCCTTGATCGTGTCCTTGA